GTAAAGTTCCCTTGAATCATTTAATCTTAATAGTACATCAATCACATCCTGTGTATTAACTGCTACTGTCATATTGTTTATTGTTGCTGTCGCTGTTGAAAACAATTTATTCAAAGGAAAAGCTTGAAATGCATCAGTTAAACCGTAATCAAATACCGTATATCCCGCGGGGACTGCTGCCGTTGCAGGAACAGTTAATGTAAAGTTTATTGTTGACTGTATCAGAACATGTCTATCCATCACTACAGAGGTCGAAGGTAACTGAATCTGAAACACAATATTTGATGCAGATTGAGAGTTAGCATTATACTGTTGATAGGTGCTTGATGATGCACCTGAGATAACAGCATAATCAAGAGAATCAGTTATGTCCGCGATTATGGGATCTTTTAACAATACGGTTTTGAACAAATCACTCATTTATAATAATCGTTCAGATAATAAAAAATGTAAACAGTTAATTTGAATCTTTGTCTTGTATCATATATCGTTTCTTTCTAAAGTATATCTTTAGTGAACAGCTTCCTCCTGATTCTAGCGTTAGAGGTATGAAATTGCCATAACGATCCTTCCAGTATACCTGTATATCAATTTGGTTTAACGGCTGGGAACCGTTCATACTTATAAATCTATATTGTGCAGTTGGATTGTAGATTACACTCGGTACATACTGATCACCAAAAAGTATAATATCGGTGATTTGATTTATAAAGTTTGCATTTGGACTATTTGTATTATTCATGCTTTGTATTACACTTAATTCATTGTAAATTAAAGGGGCTGTTAATTGGGTTGGGACTATAGGTAAAAGTGTAGTAGTAAAACATAAACTGCTTACAGGTGTCCATAAGCTCGTTGTACTATACTCTTGATACAGTGCATTACATAGTTTGGCAGCTGGGGCAACTTCAGTAACAGGTATATACACCTGATTTACACCAAATGATCCTACTACTAATTCATAGTTCATCCCATTTGATGATGAATCACCACGATTCAAAAATACAAAACTGTTAAATAGATAGTACAATGGTGTATTAAAGTATATCCGTATGTTATTTGGATTTGGTGTTATATTATCTGCCTGTGATGTATTGTAATATGGCGTTTCACAAAAAATGACTGCTGTATTGTTACTGATGTCCCAATTTATTGTTGGTGCTAAAGTTGAGGGGAGTCCTCCAGGAACTAACGCATTGAGAGCATTAAAACATTTTGTAAATGCCTCATACACTAAATAGATAAAAGATTGATAATTGTAATAGTAGTAGTATGAGGATGGTGATTGGAGTCCATTTGTGGTCGATGAGGGGGGAGGAGGTACAGTGACAGATGTATTTTGCGGAACAAATATTAATGGCTGTTGATAAATGTACGGCACCGTAACTCCTCCTCCAGGTGGTAGATATGTCATTGTTATTGAATACACAGTTAAGTTAACATTATTCTGATTAGGCTGAATCACTGGAATAAATACTGGTAACGTTGATGTATCACATTGAAACCTAATTATTGACATCTCATAGTCCTCCGGCTTCCTTAAAAATGCGGACTGTCGAGCCTCATTAAATGATATCGGTGGTGGGGATGTTGTAAAAGATCCTACATTTGTTATCAAGACATCTAAATACACATTATCTGGATCTTCTGATGTCAGTAAAGATTTGTAAGCTAAGCTTGCAGATGTTAAAGCTTTCTGTCTTGATGTCATCTATATAAAAGAGAACATATTAATATTTTCAGCCTTACTATTATGCATTATTGATATTTTTTTCTATGCTTAACTATGAAAAAAGAGGCATACCCATTGCACTTGTCAAAAATAATAACGAATTAAATCATAAAGATAACCAAATAATATATTTTTGTGATAATCCAGATGAGACAAAAATTAAACATCCGTATGAAACGATAGATACCGATAGTCCAAATGAAAAAATACAATACATCCCGAATGTGCAGACAGAAAGATCCGTTATCTACATATGCGGGCGTTCCGGATGTGGTAAATCATACTATTCTAAAGAGTATATCGAATGCTACCATATGATATTTCCCAAAAATCCTGTCTATGTGTTCTCATATCTTGATAAAGATCCTACATTAGATTCCATGGAGTACATAAAACGGGTTAAAATATTTGAAGATGGGTTTTTAGATGCTGAATTTGAAATATCGGACTTTGATAAATCGTTAGTGCTGTTTGACGATTGTGACTGTATCAAAGATAAAAAGTTACGTAAAAAAATAGACTCTATCATGGCTAAAGTTTTACAGGTTGGAAGACATCATAATGTATCGTGTCTATGTTTATCGCATCAGATATGTAACGGTTCTGAAACCAAATTACAGTTAAATGAATCAAATAGTATCGTACTCTTTCCAAAAGGTATGGGCGTCCGTACATTAAACTATGTTTTAGAAAACTATATCGGTATGTCACGTAAACAGGTCATGACCGTTAAAAAACTTAAGTCACGTAGTGTCACTATTATTAAATCATCCCCTATGGTAATTGTATCCGATAAAAAGATATATGTTCTTAAAGATCCCGATGAAGATGATCATACCAGTACAACTTAATATTTATTACAGAATCGCTCATCTACCCCTGTTGTCGCACAACTCGGAATAAATGTATATATATATATTTTTACTGAGTTGTGTGACATGACCCTCTCTAAGCGGATTCTGTCAAAATGTATGATTATAATTGAAATGCCTTAAAAATATAATCTGTTATACTAGTATAAGAATGACAACAAAGTTATGTCGTAAATGTAATAATACAAAAGCTTTAAGTGACTTTTATAAAATATCCGGTCAAAATAAGCATGGTGTCACATCTCAATGTAAAGTTTGCATCAAATCACGTAATCGGCGTAATTATGTGGTTTACAAATCTAAGCATGATGATCGTATCAAATTACGGAATAAAAATTATCAGATGCGTATCAAAACTCTCAAAAACCGCGATAGTCTCATATCTAATATGAATTATGAACACTCTATCCAGTATATTGAAAATCATCATATGTGGACAGATACCGAAATTTATAAGTTTCTTATTAAAAATCAACTTAAGCCAAAGTTATCATTTAAAGATAGTATTTATCTTATTGAAGATGGTTCCACTAAAAAGAGTCATAAGGCTAAAAAAATATCACCATCCAATAAAAAGGTTATCGACTTTATCAACTACTCATCTACACAGATTCAGAATAACGTTAGCAACCCTGATAATACATATATAGAACCACAAAACGAACACGCTAACTAATATTATTTTTAATTTATTTATGTATATTACACAATTAAATTATAATGGCACCCCCTCATATCATTGAAGCTCTAAATTATGTTTTAGATAAAGTATGTGCTATGATTCATAATCATTATATCAATAAAATATGTGATGAGATTGAAACACTTCACACTTTTAAAGAACTGTCTGCCTCAACTGATCAATCTTCACTTGATATGTTTGACGCTGTTCATCGTATTCGCGATTATAAAATATATCGTCTATTATTGTCTGATGGTCCATCACTATGAATCTCCCTTACTATCATCAACCATATTCTTAGGCTCTCTACCCTTGTTGGCAGTCTCTTCAGTCCTCCAATACAATCCACCACAAAAAACTCATGTCCAATGATACTTATTTGTGATGATAGCTTCAGTTTCTTTAATATATAGTTTATCCTTATCTTATCATCTGGGTGTATGTCTTCCTCATTACGTATAATTGCCTCATCTATAATGTAGTTTATCTCATCATCCATCTCATCATAGTCTATCACAACCATACCATGTTCCGTCTCTGTTACTATTATTGGTTTACTCATCTTTTATATTATTCATATAATCACATACATTTAAGTGATATCAAATATTATATGCACAGCTCAACATATTTACCGATTCGCTCTAGAACCCCTGTTGTCACACAACTCCGAATAAATATTTATATATATATTTTTACTAAGTTGTGTGACATGTCCCAGTCTAAGCGGAATCTGTCAAAATTTCACAAATATTACAGAATCGCCCATCTACCCCTGTTGTCGCACAACTCCGAATAAATGTATATATATATATTTTTACTGAGTTGTGTGACATGACCCTATCTAAGCGGAATCCGTTAAAGGGGTCACAATTTCGCCGGAGGCGATGGAATCCGTTAAAGAGGTCACAATTTCGCCGGAGGCGATGGAATCCGTTAAAGGGGTCACAATTTCGCCGGAGGCGATGGAATCCGTTAAAGGGGTCACAATTTCGCCGGAGGCGATGGAATCCGTTAAAGGGGTCACAATTTCGCAGGAGGCGATGGAATCCGTTAAAGGGGTCACAATTTCGCAGGAGGCGATGGAATCCGTTAAGTCGAATCTGTCAAAATTTACAATAATTTGAAATGAATTATAATAAATGAGTGTTTAAGTAATTTCAGTTTTACACATCACATCTTATTTGTTACATCTTTCTCCTTTTGTCACAATTCTTTTTTTACATCTCTCCGATTTCTCATATTTGTTACTTCTCAATTTTGTCACATCTCAATTCTTTATATCTTTTTTCTCAGATTTCTCATATTTGTCACTTCTCCACAGTTTGTCCGATTTCTCTTATAACAAAAACTTGGGTCACATCTTGAAAATCGGTCACTTACCATAAATCAGAATCAATCTATTATAATTCTGATTCATATC